GTGAGTCGTGCCGGGGTCGAGGGCAATCATTTTAATCCTCCTCCTCGAACTCGCGCCACCGGGGCTGCCTCTCTCGGCGGCGCATGTCGTGTTGGCGCATCCGCCACAGGATGTTTTGCTGCCCGCACCAGTAGGATGCGAGGCAACTCCCGAGGGTCAGGACGGCGATGGCAATAGCCATCGTTGCGCTCATGCCTCCTCCTCTGGTGGGAAGGGAAAATGCGCCCAGTGCAGCACCGGCACGTTGACGGCTCCTCCGGAGCAGAAGCGCCATCCGCTCTCGTCGATGAACCCTGTCTCGACCATACCATCTCCGTGGTGCATCAGCACCGTCTGGTCTGCGTCAGGCGGGGTGGAGACGTCCACCCAAGTTACGGTCGCGCTCATCGGGAGATCCTCCATGTAGCCCAGGCCAACCCGACGAGCGGTGCGACGGTGCCGAGGTAGGTGAGGAAGTAGCCGATGCTTCGGCAGACTTCCTGCGGGTCGTTTAGGTCAATCATAGTTTTTGGATTTGGGTGTGGACCGAAGGGATGCCGAAGAATTTAAAGAATTTGGCCTTAGCCTCGGTAATCGAGGCTGCGTAGACGAGGTCTCTGATCGGACCCAATAGAGGGTCGTAGCCCTCGCAGAGGTAGAGTTTCATTTTCTTGTTTTTGGTTTTTAGGCCCTCGCCGAGAGACCCCGTCAATTTAGATGTTGTAGAATTTTGCGCGGACAGCGGAAAGAGCGGTCTTTTCCTGCTCGGCGTTTAGGCCGACCTTTATACCGCCGTCTTGATTCGGGAAAAGCTCAACACGTTCGATGCTGGTAACATACCAGAACGAGCCGCCACGAACTGCTTTGATCCGGTTTGCTATGCGTGTATATTTGTAGGCTGCTGCAACCGACCCTCCAGACGTGTATGTCATCTCGGCTCCGATGCGTGATGATTTAGATATTCCAAACTCTGCGAGACGCTTCTCGCAAATCTCTGTCGCGTTAAGAATGTCCATTGCTGATGCTGTGGCTGATCTAGCCTTACCATTTACCTTTTCAAGGGAGTCGGAGAGTTCGCGGCTTTTAGTGTTGAGTGCAATTTTGATTTTCATTTTTGTATTTCTATTTTGTTTCTTCGTCGGAGGGTTCATCCCTCGTTCGATGTGCACACCTTCTAACATCTGCAAAAAATGCAAAGATAATTCTCTGAAAAAAAGAAAAATAAATATTGCGAAAAAGCTTTACATGCCTTCGCAACCAATGCCAGCGCGGCTCTGTTGGCGTTTACGACCTAATAATCGGTCGGTAAAATTTTATCAAAACAACTTTGCCAGAGTCAAAAATTCTTGTTTTTTTGCATTCAAATTTCCCAGCTTCAGCGGCAGCTCTCATGCTCGTGCAGAGCGAATTTTCCAACCTTCCGGTCTCTTTTGAAATGTCGCGGACGCTTTTCCACCCTTGTTTGCGCAGTTCATCTGCGTCCTCAACGAGGTTGCTGGCGAACGCCTGAGACCATGCGTTATCTATAGCGGCAATAGCCACGGATTTTGTTTTTTTCTCTCGCATAAATTCACGGTGATAGAGTTGTCGGCGTAGTGGCCGTAAGCAAAGCCCTGCGACCATGCAAGCGTCGCCCGGCGTTGGCTTGCGTAGTCCATATCAAATCGCGCCAGCATGCCGACGCAGTAGCCTGTTGCGCCGTCGATCGTCCTTGCTCGCTCGCTGCCGACGCGATGCAGGTGCGCCATCAGCATGTTGCCGTATGTTTCTGCATGGTCTCGGATGGCCTGGACGTTATACATGTATCCGTGCAGGAATTTCGTTCCTCCGAGTTCGGCATAACTGCGGATGTGATAGGGATACAGGCGCGCCTTGAGTTCCTTTGCCGTCTTCTCGATAGCCTGGAGGGTGAGCGTAGCTGCATGCGCTGCGAGCGCGTTTGGCGAAGCGGCCAGTTTGTAAAGCCTCGCTTCATGGTTTCCGTATAAAATATGCTGGGGTCGAAGCTCGTGGAGGAAATCAATGCCAGCGCTGAGATCGTCGCTGACGCTGGCGGCTCGGTCGGCTGAGTTGGGATCGTTGACTGCGCCGCTGCGGAATGCGGCGAGGTCCAGGAAGTCGCCGAGGTGGAATGTCGTGTCCGGTTTCCACCGTTCCTTAAAAGCAAGCACTGCCTTGCGAGCTTCTGGGTCGATCTGGTCGCCGTGGCTGCATCCGACGGCCATCCATTTTTTCCACTTTTTGATCGGGGTCATATTAAGGTAGGTCGGGGATTTCGTTGTCTTTTCTTAACTCCCAAATGTAGGAGCGCACTTTTTCGAGCGTGTGCTCGCACGCTGAGTGAGTCTCGCCCTCTTCGTTCCGCCATTGCCGAAACTCGCCGCCACCATGTTTAAGGAACGAGCGTATTTCGTTAAGAAGGTCGTCAATTATTAAAATTGTGTCCATGCCCTTCACCGCGCAGATGTGCTCGGTGCGCTCTTCCGGCAGGGTAAATTCAAGCGTGGCCTTCATGCTTCGGCCTCCTCTTCTTCGTCTTCGTCGTCGTCTTCGAGCGGCCAGAGGATGACCTCGGCATCACCGGCAAGGCTGCGACAGGCGTATTCGTTCCCGTGTTTTGTGTGCATGTGGTAGGTCTCGCCGCTGTCCTCCCAGCTCACAATGACAACCCCGCAGTCAAAGTGTTCGGCCAGTAGCTGCCGAACCTGGAGCATGATTGTTTCGCGATCTGGAGGTGATTTGATTTTTGTGGTTTTCATTGTCACTGGGTCATCTGAAAATGCATGCCGTCGCGACCGATTGTCGCTCCGAGATTGATCCACCCGTGCTGTGCAAAGACCTCGATAACTCGTAGCGGAATGTGTGCGCGTGTCGGCCACGCGGTGTGCAGACCGTTGCGGTCCGCATCAATATCGATTGCCGCCCCCCACGAGTGTTTGCTCGGCTCACTACCGCCACGCTGTGTTCGGACGGCGTAAGAACCAAAAAACCTGTCTATGCCTGCCTCTGCGCGGTTTGATGGCGTTGGGTAGTAGTCGAGCAGGGTCTCTAAAATCGACTGCAAACTCTCGTGACATTTTGCGTGGATTGCAATGCCGTCGATTGTTTTGTTCGTGTCGTATAGAAACATCTGAAACGGAGGTTTGATCCGCACCAGCGGCACACTGCCGGGGTCGCCGTAAAACGCCGTGCAAGCCGCTGTGCTGGGCTTTGGCGATGTTCCGGGCTGCATTGCCTTGAGATGCCGATTGAGCGCACGAATGCTCTCCGGCCCCCACCAACCGTCAGGCTTCGCGCCGATGCGAGCCTGCATGGACTCGATCTGCGCACGGTTCATTTTTTTTCTTTGCGCACAATATTTATCGCGCCGACGATTGCCAGCCCCCCGGCCACGATGTGGTTCTGGAGTTCGGGTTCGAGCTGCACGCCGAGGGCTGTGGCAAGCAAGATGAGACCGCGCCAGGTGCTGGATTCGTTCAGTCTGTTAAGTGCGAGGATTAGGTATTTCATTTGTCGGTTAGGGTTTTGGAAAAAGACTCGAAGGCATACTGCATACTGGGAGTTTTTTGCGTTGTGGTGTTGTTGGATTCGTAAACGATGTTGATGCGCACAGAGCCGAGGGCGCCGACGTGCGAGCCTACTGGTGGGATTGGGATCGTGATGCAGCCCGGCAGGGCGATAGCGGCGAGAGCGAGTAGGATTGGTTTCATTCTTTCGTGTAGGTTTTGTGCCAGAGTTTCAAACCGACATAAATTGCGGTTAGGATTGCCGTCAGCAGACCCACGCATGAGATGCCGAATTTGAGATAAACATCAATTTCCTGCACTTGATTTAGGACGAGTGACGACGCGGCAACGAGCGTTCCAAAAGTCCCAACAAAAGCGGTGTTGTCGATCATGAGATTTTCTCTATACGAACCCATGAGCCGGTTTGAATTTGATTTGCGGCTGCAGTAATGCCTGTGACATTTTTTGCAAATTCAAAAGACACGGTGCCAGATGTTGCCCCTGTTGAAATATATGCTTTTTGAATTGAACCAACTTCTTCGTCATCGACTAATTCTGCAAATGTTGTTTCTGCGTTCAAATTGGATGGGTTCGGAGAATATCTCTCGTTAAACTCATCGGCTACTATCCATTTGCCAAAAATTGAAGAGCCTGTTGGCACTGAAATCTTGCCATCAAAATTTCCATTTCCAGCATTCCTCAAGAGCAGCGACCATTCCGTTAAATACTCCGAATTTGCCTGCGCCGTCCAATTAAGTCCGGTGATGGCAACCAAAGATGTCGTGGCATTCGTAGCTGCGGCTGTCAGCGCTTGAAAAATATAGCTCGGATACCCAACCACCGGAGAAAACGCATTTGCGTCGATCAACTCCTCCGACACTGCGCACCCGCTCAGGATAACGGTCTGGCGAGTCCCGCTGTCGGTGAGTTCGATCTCGAGATCAAGGTTGACTGCGTTGTCGCTGCCGACCAAATCGCGAAGTGCGAAGGTGGCGAAGTTCACGTCCGCAGTCTTGCCGGGCTTGGCCGTCAGGCCGCTCTGGATCGTGATTAATGGCTGATCACAAAATCCTTTTCCGCCGCTGAATGTGATGTCGGCAAACTCTCCGTCAATACCGGCCACAGAGACTCCACCCGCGCCAATACTGTCGAATGCTTGCAGCGCGGCTGCGATGTCTGCCGCTACGGCAGAGGCTGGCAGCGGGTCACTCTGGCGCAGGAAGGTTGCAATCGAACCGGCAGTCGTCGCTGCTGTGGCCGATGCAGTAGTGATCGTCGTTCCGCCTGCTGTAGTCGCAACGAGAAACGAGGTGACAGAAGGGATTGAGTTGATGAAAAGCGTCTGGCCGCGAGTGAATCCGGTGATTGTCGTATCAAATCCAGTGATTGTGATTGGTTGGTTGAGAGCGAGTCCGTGAGTGACGGTCGTTATGAAAGTGCCTGCCGTGACCGCAGTGCTGCTGGTCAAGGCTATGTTTGGAAAAGTCAGGCGGAACGTGCCTGCGAATGGTTTTTGCGAGAATGTCAGTCGCTGGATTTCGTTTTGCAATCCGCTGCCTGTAACGGTCGTTGCAATCGTAGCGGTGACGGTGGTCGAGAGGTTTGTCCAGGTAGATTGAAAGACCGCTGGTGTGAGGCGTAGCTGAATCTCTGCAACCTCTTTCGCTGTTGCGCTACCGGCCAGCCGCTCGTCGATGACGGCCACGGTGTCGGGGATGACCTGCGAAACATCAGCCGTGAACGAGCCGCGAGTGCCGGCGGTTGCAAACCGGATTGTAAAGTGATCGTCCAGTGCTCCCGTAACGGTCACTCCTCCTGCGCTTGAGATCGATGTGAGCGCGTTTAAGGCGGTTGATATTTGTCCTGCTGTCGCAGCGGCTGGGATAGCCGATGTTGTGTTAGCCCCGAACGTGAGCGTGTAGTCGCCTGTCTCTGGGAGCAGGCTGCGAGAGCCGATGCCGAGTTTGACGCTGGTCGTAGAGCGATCTACGACGGTGAACGGTGCGTTGATAATTCCGGTTGCTTGCAGGAAGTAGAGGTTAAACGTGCCGTTGTCGCCTTTCGTGAAAACAGGCGGTGCGGCGGGTGCAAGGTTCGTCTCGCTCGCTGCGAGCCGGTTATTCGTTAGGTCAATAAATAAATCGCGTGCCATTGTGTTGGTGGTTTTGTCAAATGCGGTCGGTGTAGTTTCGTGCAGAGTCGCAACATCCTGAGATTTTACGCTGAGAGGACGGGTGGGATTGTTCGGCTCTTGCTTTTAGTGCCTGCGCAAACTCCAGCGTGTTCTCGCCGTGCTCAATGCAGCGGGAGCATGTGCCGTGGCTTGGTTTGCCTCCGTAGAGTCCGAGTCCACAGGCGTTGTATTCGCGGGTTGTGGAGGTTGTGTGTTGGCAGGTCATGAGACGAATGCTGCATCTTCAAATGTTCCAGAATAGGTTCCCACAGGAGTATTTTCAAACTCGCCATCATTTTTTTGGCCGTCCACTTGGCCATCGACTACGCATATTGGAATGTAGAATCTAAAAAAAACATTCCACATTATGTCCTGACCTCCATCGGGATTTAAGCCATAACTTAAATAAACAAAATTACCGCAAGCATCTGTCCCCCTCCATACACAGAGGCTTATTCGCGTTACAATGGTTGGCGATGCAGAGTCTCCAATATTAGGCGCCACCGTATAGCTGTTTGCAAATTGGTCATAAACGCCGCCTTGAATCAAACAATTTCTTTGAGACCGAACGCTATTTGTATATTTGGCCCAGAAATTTCCCTCTAAAATTACACCATTGGTCGTGTTTCCATAACTTGTTCCTGATCGATTTAAATTTACGCCATCAACAGTAACAGCATCCGGCAAATCATTAGCCGTGTAAAAACCATCAAACGCCGTCGCCGGATACATGCAACACTCAACCTCACAACACCCGCAAGCCACCTTGCCGTCCTTAATCACCACCGCGCCGCTGGGCTGTAGCTTGATCGTTGCCATGTCAGCACTCCTCCGTGGCGATCCATTGTATCGTGCCGTCTACGACTCCGAGCACGTAGGTGCCGGAGCTGGGAACGGCTGGGATTTTAAGCTTGCGCTGAGGATGTCCTCCTTGACCTGTAATGGTCTCAACAAGCGTTTCGTCTGCATCCAGTGCTGCAAACACAAAATTCTTCATCAAATCACTCGACTTAATTGTATAGGGATACCCTCCACTTGCAGGGTCACCACCTTGTTTAGCGAGTGCTTCAAAATCAGCGGCGAACGGTCTCATGCTGGTATCATGCCGAAATTGTAGTTACCGACAATGATTCAGTCGCTTGGTAATAATTGTTAGCGCACGTAACGCTGATTGCGTAGGTCGTGTTTGCTGTTAACCCAGTAACCTGTGTATTTCTTGTAACTGCATCAGCAACCGAAAAGCTTGTAATTGTTGATGCCCCTTGTTTTATAAGCACGTCAGTTTTGTTTACTGCAAGTTGTTGCAAAACGCAGCTTGAATTAGCCACAGCATAATTTGCTCCGCCAGTAAATGTAAATCCTGTTGATCCAATACTAAATGCCGTAATCGTTGTTTCGGGAAAAGCAAAGGGAGACCAAGTGCCTTTTCGAATAAAACCTCCCAAGTTGACTACAGGGATTCCGCTGATTTTCCATGAAATTGTATATTCCTTAAATCGGCCATAGTCGGTTGTTGCAACTTGATCTATTGCAAATTGTGCCGATAATTTCCTCCCCTCAAAATCAGCGCCAAAAGACGCAGGTATTGAATTACTTTGATTAAAGCCAAGAATTTGCGGAAAAAATAATTTATTTGTAATATTTTCACCTGTTGCTGCAACAAAAATATTCACCAATTTAGAAGGAATTATTGTGCTTGGTGATTGCTCCGCTCCAAGAACAATTTTTAGAACTGGTATATCAATCAAACCAGAATCAGGGCTGCCCCCATATAGCAGGACCCCCGGGACCTCGGCTGAATCTTGACCTGCTGCAACTTGCGAATTTTGAGTTTGGCAAACATAATTGATATTGTCAGTATACTTTATCCCCGTTTTCAGTTCAAAAACATTTGCAGTTAGGAAAACTGCTTCTTTCCGCGTAGTAACAGATCCCGTATTATTAACTCGTCCGTATGCCGTTACGGTGCATTTTATATAACCGTTTCCCATATCCGAATAGTCTGGTTCTGGAAAAATAAAAGCCCCGTCAATGCACGGTTGAGAGTCTGCAACGCTCAATGCGTCACCTTCTTTAAATGTAAAATACTCGACCTTGTCCTTCCTGCGAATGTAGTCCTGTTGGATTAAGCAAAGTCCGCTGTCGAACGTTTTAACAATGCGGTTGGGTTGTTTTACCCATCCCTGGGTTCCGTGATAAGTATAAGCCATAATTTTTATGCGAGTGCGGTCATCGGGAGACGATCTTTAATTGTTTCGACGTAGCCTTGGATCGTAGAGACAAGGGTTTCGATGCTTGAGAGCACCCCACCGCCTGCGCCGCCACTAACATCGATGCTGCCGATGCTTTTTTTGATTTGCTCCGGGTCAACGGTAAACGTGAGCGGGATGCCGGCCACTCCCTGCTCGATGGTGGCTCGGGTCGATGCAATGTTATTGCCGTCGGTTTGGGTGGTGATGTTTGAGTTGATCGAGCCGACGGCGTGTTTGATCACCCCGGCTGCGTTGTCGGCAGCATTTTTGTCCGCAGTAGCCTCAATGTTTGCTGTGGTTGTGCCGCCGAGTTTGGTTTGGATATAGGTCTGGATCGCGTCGATGTTGTCTTGCACTCCGACTTTATCAACTTTTGGAGTCAGATCGGCAGGGTCTGCGCCTTTTAAAATGTTGATTGCTGTAGTGATCGCATCAACCCGATTTTGCGATCCCTGAATTGCGT